ACAATCTTGGGACTCATTTACTGAGGAAGATAGGACATCATTTAATCCTTATATGGTGCACCGCTTCCTCAGTATGAATCCTGAGTATATTGAGTTTGTAAATTTAATTCAAAATATTCCTTATACTGAGAAGGAAAAAATATATAAGCTATATTTATATATGATTCCAAAGAAAAACATGTTTTTAAAATATATTAAATCAACAAAAACCAAAACTAGAGAGGAGTTATTACAACATTTAGCTTCCTACTATGAATGCTCTTTGCGTGAGGCGTATGAGTATTATCATATGCATCATAGTGATACTATTAAGAATATTTTAAAGAAAAGAGGTGTTGATGATAAAGAAATTAAAAAGTTATTAAAATGAAACTAGATAGTATTGTAACATCAGTTATAAAACAATTTGAAGAACGTAGTATCAAAGGTAAAGAAAAATATGGTACTGATTTAGATAGAGAAGATTTAGCTTTAATAGATTGGATAGAGCATGCTAAACAAGAGCATATGGATGCTATTCTATATCTAGAAAAACTTAAACAACAATATCTTAAAGAATTTGAATCGTGAAAATACCTTCTATAGTAAAAACGATTCAAAAACAACCTATACAAGAAATTAATTATGCCTACCATAAAACAATTTCTTATAGCCAGTTCTCTATTTATCATGAATGTCCTCACAAATGGGAATTACAATACAAAGATGGATTACAACCCTACCAATCTACTATTCATACTGTCTTCGGAACCGCTATGCATAGTGCTATTCAGCATTATCTCACTTTAGCATATAATGAAAGTGCCGCGGCTGCAGATAGATTTGATATAGAAACATTTTTTGAAGACGAATTTAGAAAAACATACTTAGAAGAGTATAAAGCAAATAAAGACACTCACTTCAGTAGTGCAGTTGAAATGAGAGAATTTTTTGATGATGGTATAGCTATTATAAATTACTTTAAGAAAAAACGAGGTAATTACTTTAGTAAACGAGGATGGTATTTAGTTGCTTGTGAGTTACCTATTGTCACAACACCTAATAATGCGTTTAAAAACGTTTTATACAAGGGTTATATTGATATGGTGATGTATCATGAACCTACAAATACCTTTAAAATATACGACTTTAAAACATCAACTCGAGGATGGAATGAAAATGCTAAAAAAGATGAGCGCAAACAATTTCAATTACTATTCTATAAAAAATACTTTAGTGATCAATATGGTGTTCCTGAAGATAATATTGATGTTGAGTTTATTATATTAAAGAGAAAAATATGGGAAGAAAGTGAATATCCTCAAAGTCGAGTTCAAGAATTCGCTCCTCCAAGTGGTAAAATTAAAATGAAAAAAGCATTAACTGCTATAAATAATTTTATAAATGAATGTTTTAATATAGATGGAACATACAAAGACACATCACATATCATAACACCAAGTAAAAACTGTCAATGGTGTCCTTTTAATGAAAGGAAAGATCTTTGTAACAAATAGTATTTTTGTATATATTTATATACAAATGACGTTATGGATAAAAAAGATATGACATTAACAAGCGTAAAAGTTCAAAGCGACTTGTTTGACGATTTTAAAATGGAATGTGTTAAGCGAAAATTCTCTTTACAAAAACTTGTAGACAGAGCAGTCCATTTATATCTTACATCAGATGAATTTAGAAAATCAATTCACAATCACAATAATTTAAATCGATAAAAAGTTTTATGAATCAAAGTTTTGCTTATTTACCTCCAGATAAAAGGAAAAAAATACTTTTAATCTGTGATGATATTAGAGTACATTCAGGTGTAGCTACTGTTGCTAGAGAATTAGTATTAAACACAGCCCAGCATTTTAATTGGGTAAATGTAGGGGGTGCTATTAATCACCCGGACGCTGGTAAACGAATGGATTTATCAACTGATACTAATAGTACTACTAGTTTAACTGACAGCTCTGTTATTTTATATCCAACTAATGGATATGGAGATGTTAGATTAATTAGACAATTAATCCAAATTGAAAAACCTGATGCTATTTTCTTAATTACTGATCCAAGATATTTTATTTGGTTATTCCAAATTGAAAATGAGATTAGAAAGAAAATGCCTATCATTTATCTTAACATTTGGGATGACTATCCGGCCCCAATGTATAATAAAGCATATTATGAATCATGTGATGCTCTATTAGCTATCTCTAAACAAACTAAAAATATTAATACTTTAGTACTAGGCGATAAAGCTAAAAATAAAATTATTGAGTATGTACCTCATGGTTTAAATGAAGATATTTTTAAACCACTTGATATTAATACACCTGAATTAAAAGAATTTAAAAAGAAATTATTTGGAAATAAAGAAATTGATTTTGTTTTATTCTTCAACTCACGAAATATTCGCCGCAAACAGATCCCAGATACAATGATGGCTTATAAGTTATTTATTGATGAATTATCTGAAGAACAAGCAAAGCGTTGTGCATTTGTATTACATACTCAAGTAGTAGATGATAATGGTACTGACTTAGAAGCAGTAAGAGAATTATTATTCGGTGATGATTTAAAATACAATATTATTTTCTCACCTCATATGCTCCCAGCTGATCAAATGAATCTACTTTATAATAGTACTGACTGTCAAATTTTATTAACTAATAATGAAGGTTGGGGATTAAGTTTAACAGAAGCATTATTAGCAGGAAATCCAATTATTGCTAATGTAACAGGTGGAATGCAAGATCAAATGCGTTTTAGTAAAAAAGATAAATGGATTGATTTTGATGAAAAATTTCCTTCTAATCATAATGGTACTATTAAAGAGCATGGTGAATGGGCCTTCCCAGTCTACCCAACTAACCGCTCAATTCAAGGTTCACCATTAACACCATATATTTGGGATGATAGATGCAATGCAGAAGATGCAGCTGAACAAATTAAAGCAGTTTATGACTTGTCTAAAGAAGAAAGAAAAGCTCGAGGTTTAAAAGGACGTGAATGGGCTTTAAGTGATGAAGCAGGATTCACAAGTTCAAATATGGGTAAAAAAGTTATCACAACTTTAGATAAATTATTTAAAACTTGGAAACCAAGAAAAAAATATGAATTAGTGAACACTAATGAAGTTAAACCCAAAACTGTACCTCATAAATTAGTTTATTAATACCAAAAAGTTATATGAAACCATTATTTTTTATTTCATGCCCTATTGACACTTATAGTGGATATGGTGCCCGATCTCGAGATCTAGTTAAAGCAATTATTGAACTAGACAAATATGAAGTTAAAATTCTTCCTCAAATGTGGGGTAATACTCCTTGGGGATTTATTGAAGATAACCATGAGTGGAAATTTTTAATCCCACATTTATGGCATCAACCTCAACTCCCAAAACAGCCTGAAGTATGGATGCAGATTACAATCCCAAGTGAATTCCAATCTATTGGTAAATATAATATTGGTGTCACAGCAGGTATTGAAACAACATTATCACCTGGTGATTGGGTTGAAGGTATTAATAGAATGAATTTAACATTAACTTCTTCTGAACATTCAAAAGATACATTTATTAAGACTATACTTCAAAAAGTAGATCAACGTACTAATCAAACACTTGGAGAAATTAAAGTTGAACAACCTATTGAAGTATTGTTTGAAGGAGTAGATACTAATGTTTATAAATCACTTGATACAGTAGAATCATTTCCTGAATTGAATGATATTAAAGAAAAATTCTGCTACTTGTTTGTAGGTCACTGGATTAATGGTGATTTAGGTGAGGATAGAAAGAATGTTGGTTTACTAATTAAAGCATTCTATGAAACATTTAAGAATAAAAAACAAAAACCAGCACTTATTTTAAAAACATCTCAAGCTGGTTCTTCTTATATTGATCGAGATGAAATTTTAAAACGAATTAATTTAATTAAAAAAACAGTTAATTCAACTGATTTACCTAACATTTATTTACTACATGGTGAATTTACTGATTCTGAAATGAATGAGTTATATAACCATTCTAAAGTAAAAGCAATGATTAATTTAACTAAAGGTGAAGGTTTTGGTCGCCCATTACTTGAATTTAGTCTAACTAAAAAACCAATCATTACAACTAATTGGAGTGGCCATAAAGATTTCTTAGATGAAAAATTCACCAGTATGCTCCCAGGTACTATGACTAATGTTCATCCAAGTGCGGCTAATAATTGGTTATTAAAAGAATCACAATGGTTTTCAGTTGATGCTGGTCATATAGGACACCACCTAAAAAACATGTTTGAAAATTATAAAACATATATTGATGGTGCTAAACGTCAAGCTTATAAAAGCAAAAATGAATTTAGTTGGGAAGCAATGAAGGATAAAGTGAGTCAATTGTTTGATCAATATATTCCTGAATTTCCTAAAGAAATTAAATTACAATTGCCTAAATTAGATAAAATTGAATTACCAAAACTTAAAAAAATAGAAGAAAATGTCACCAGATAAAATTATAACTTGCCCTAAATCAGGAGGTGACTTGTGTTATGAAACACAAGTTACACCTGAAATTACAAATTGGATGTCTCTATCTTGTGGTTATTGGACTAACAGTTTAATGACAGAAGGAAGTGATTTCTATAATGAACAGATGGAAGTGCTACCTGAGTTATATAAAGCATTAGCTTGGAAAGACTCTAACACTAATTTAATTTGGTTACCACAAACAATCAACCACCCAGCACAAGGTATGATATTTGCAAATGGTACTAATGCTAATGAATGGAAATGGGCTGCTGTTAAAGCAACTCAAGTAACAGAAGAAGAAAAAGAAAAATACCCAATCCCAAAACAACCAGGTAAATTCTATGAATATAGAATGAATATGGATACACTTCAACATTTTGAAGAAAGAGAATTTATAGATGCTTTAGAATATGTTGGCCTATTAGGATAATTTATTATATTAAGGTTATATGAAAATTAGTTATGCTATTACAGTTTGTAATGAACTGGAAGAAATTAAACGTCTAATTAGTTTCCTCCATCAACATAAACGCCCTGAAGATGAAATTTGTGTTTTATTAGATAAACCAAAAGCCTCTTTAGAGCTATTATATCAATTAAGTATATATTCTTCTGAAGATTTTATTATCTTAACAGAAAGTGAATTTAAAGGGCATTTTGCTGATTGGAAAAATCAACTAATGAACTTATGCTCTGGGGATTATATTTTTCAAATTGACGCTGATGAATTACCTAATGAGTATCTAATTAAATCATTACCTAAAATTTTAGAGACTAATCCAACTGTAGAAACATATGTTGTTCCAAGAGTTAATACTGTAGAAGGCTTAACTCCAGAACATATTGTTAAATGGGGATGGCATGTTAATGAAAATGGATGGGTTAATTGGCCTGATTATCAATGGAGAATCTATAAAAATACTCCTGATATTAAATGGAAAAATAAAGTTCATGAAGTTATAGAAGGATACAAAACCATGGCTCAATTACCAGCATATGAAGATTTAGCTCTATACCATCCTAAAACAATAGAACGTCAAGAAAAACAAAATAACTATTATAATTCATTATGAATAAAGTATGGGTAAATGGTTCTTTTGATGTTGTTCATATAGGACATATAAAATTACTTGAATATGCGAGTACATTAGGAAAAGTTAAAGTAGGTATTGATACTGATGAAAGAATTAAAAAATTCAAAAGTAAAGACAGACCATTTAATACATTAATAGATAGAATTGAATTCTTACACTCTATAAAATATGTTGATACTGTTGAAATATTCAACACAGATAATCAATTAATTAATCTTATTAAACAATATCAACCAGATTGTATGGTTATTGGAAGTGATTATAGAGATAAACCTATTGTAGGATTAGAATATATACCTAAAATAATTTATTTTGATAGAATAAAAAATAAATCAACAACTGAAATTTTAAATTATGGAAAAACCAATAGTTTGTGAAGGGTGTAAAGTACCTAAAGGTTGGGGTGAAGAATTAATTATTGAAAATAATGAATTATACTGTGGTAAACTTTTAATTTTTAAAAAAGGATGTAAATTTAGTATGCACTATCATATGATAAAAGATGAAACATGGTATGTTGATAAAGGAACTTTTATATATAGATGGATTGATACTGAAACAGCTGACTTAAAAGAACAAACATTAACCTCAGGAGATATTGTAAGACAACAACCAGGCCAACCTCACCAGTTAGAAGCTTTAGAAGATGGAGTAGTATTTGAAGTCTCTACTCAGCATTTTGACTCAGACTCATATCGTGTATGGAAAGGAGATTCACAAAAATAAATAAAAAATATGGAAAGAAAGTATTTACCAACATTAAGTGAATTGATAGATAGACTATCAATTGTACAACTCAAAGAAGTATTCATCTCTGAACATAAAGATGAATACGCTAAAGAAATAGCCGATATAGTTCATGATATTCAAGCTCATATTAATGAAAATAAATCAGAAATTACAGCTGAGACAATTCGAGCTATAGTAGTTTTAAGTCAAATGAATTTACATATTTGGCATAATGAGTCTAATTATCGTAAAGGTATTAAAGACGGTAATAATCTTGAATTAACTCACGGATTAAATGGTATTCGTAATACAGCTAAAAATAAAATACAAGAAGTTGTAGGTGGTAGAAAAGATTATAAAATTGATTGTTTAGCTGCTGAATTTAAAGGTTGGAATATAAGTTGGTAATAAATAAAATTTAAACATGGGATTATATAGACATCCAAATGAAGTAACTCCACGAGTTCATGATGCTGATACAAAAGACATGACTGAATGGGCTGAGGAAAATAAACATAATTATACTTCAAAACGGTTAGAAGAAGAAGCTTGGAAAGCAAGATATGAGCATGAAGCTAATATTATAAGTTCAATTATTAATAAAACTGAAGTATCAAAAATATTAGAATTAGGACCTGGACCTGGGGCTTTAGCTCAAGAAATTTATAAAAAAGTTAATCATGATATAGATTATCATTTAATTGATAAACCTATAGCTAAACAAGTATTTGAAGAAAAAAAATATAAAGGCAAATTCTTTGTAAAAGATATGTCTGATGGTTTAGATATTGAGGGTTTAGATGAAGAATATCATATGGTGATGGCTAATGATTTTTTAGAGCATGTTTTTAATCCATCTCATATAATGAGACAATCTCATAAGCTTTTAGTAGATGGAGGATTATTTTTTGTTAGTGTTCCTAATTGGAGAATGGGTCATAATTGGATATATAGAGGATTATTTGATTATGACAATTGGATATTGTTTATGGAATATCATAATTTTGAATTTTTAGGAGAATATAAATCTAATTTAGTTTGCCCATATAGCCCTAAACTAGACAGTGAAACATTACTTCCAGATGAGTTAATTCAAAGTTGGAATTGGTATATGTTATTTAAAAAAGTTAATATATAATTAAAAATAATTTATGAAAAAAGTTTTAATCACAGGTGGAGCTGGTTACCTAGGCTCAGTTTTATCAGAGGTATTATTAAATAAAGGATACCAAGTAACAGTTATAGATAGTTTACTATATAAACAAACATCAGTAGCTCCTTTTACCTTTAATAAAAATTTTAAATTTATTTTAGGTGATATTAGAGATAAACAATTACTAAAACCATTAGTAGAATCTCATGATGTTATTATTCCTTTAGCAGCTATAGTAGGAATGCCAGCTTGTAAAGCCAACCCAGAATTAACTATTCAAGTTAATTATGAGCAAGTAAAAAATATTACTGAATGGGTTACTAAAAACCAAATGGTAATGATTCCTAATACTAATAGCTAATATGGTTCTTCAACTGAAATTATTACTGAAGACAGCCCGTTTAAACCACTTTCATTATATGCTGAGACAAAATGTGATGCTGAAAAAGCATTATTAGATTCTGGTAACGGTATTGCTTTAAGATTAGCTACTGTATTTGGAATGTCATATAGAATGAGAATGGATTTGTTAGTTCAAGATTTTGTTTATAAAGCAGTAAATGATGGTTATTTAGTATTATTTGAATCACATTTTACTCGTAATTATATTCATATTAGAGATATTGCTAATACATTTTTATTCATGATTGAAAATTATGATAAATGTAATAATAATGCTTTTAATGTTGGTTTAACAGAAGCTAATTGTACTAAATTAGAATTAGCTCAAACTATTCAAAAGTTTATTCCTGACTTAGTTATTGTTCAAAATGAATTTAAACAAGATTTTGATCAAAGAAATTATATGGTTTCAAATGCTAAATTAGAATCTAAAGGATGGAAACCACAATTTACATTAGAAGATGGTATTCAAGAATTAATTCAAGGATATCAATTAATCACTAAATTCAAAAATAAAGATTTTACAAACTTATGATAGATGTTTTATTTATAGCTCCAGGTAATGCTACAGGTGTTTACCAAGGACTAGCTAAAGATTATTCAGCAATTGAACCCCCAACTTGGGCTTTATTATTAGCTGAATCTTGTCGCTCTAAAGGTTATACAGTTGGACTTATTGATGCTAACGCTGAAGAATTAAATAGGGGACAAGTATTAGAAAGGGTTCAATCTTTAAATCCTCGTCTTGTTTGTTTTGTAGTTTATGGTCAAAATGTAAATGCTGGAACTGTAAGCATGAGTGGTGCTGTTTACTTATCTGAATACTTAAAAGAATGTGGGGTGAAAATACCTATTGCTTATATTGGTTCTTATATTCAAGCTGTACCAACTAAAGCTTTAAATGATGAATCTTCAATTGATTTTGGTTTTACAAATGAAGGTGTTTATGCCTTACACAATGTATTAGCTCAAGAAACAATTGATATAAATAATTTAAGTCATGTTAAAGGCATTGTATGGAGACAAAATGGTATTCCTAAAATTAACTTATCAGAAAAAGTAGTACCTAATGAATTAATGGATATTGACCTCCCAGGATATGCTTGGGATCTACTTCCAATGAAAGAAAAACCACTTGATTTATATCGTGCTCCTATGTGGCATGCTGAATATGATCAAGATAAAAGATCACCATATGCTGCTATTCAAACATCTCTTGGATGTCAATTTGGATGTGATTTCTGTATGATTAATATTTTAAATAGAGATAATGAAGATGAAATTGGTGTAGCGGGAAATCATAGTTTAATGAGATACTGGTCACCTGAGTTTATTATTAAAGAATTTGATAAATTAGTTGAACTAGGAGTTTATACAATTAAAATCACTGATGAAATGTTTTTACTTAATCGTAAATACTATGTTCCATTATGTGAGATGCTTCGAGATAAAGGCTATGGTGAATTTTTAAGAATGTGGGCTTACTCTAGAGTAGATACTGTTCGTCGTCCTGATTTGCTTAAATTAGTTAGAGAAGCAGGTATTAAATGGTTAGCTTTAGGTATTGAAAGTGGAGATAAAACAGTTCGTTTAGAAGTATCTAAAGGTAGATTTGAAGATGTTGATATTAATAAGGTTATTCAACATGTACATGATGCTGATATTGAAGTAATGGCTAATTACATATTTGGTTTACCTGGTGATACTAAAGAAAGCATGCAAAAAACTTTAGATTTATCTAAAGAATTATGCACATTTGGATGGAATGCTTATGCTGCTATGGCTTTACCTGGGAGTATATTGTATAAAGATGCTGTTGAAAAAGGTATACCATTGCCTGACACTTATGAAGGATATTCATTTCATGGATATGAAACACTTCCATTACCTACTGATACATTAACTGCAGCTGAAGTATTAGAATTTAGAGATAAAGCATTTGATGATTATCATTCTTATCCTCCATTTTTAGAAAAAGTAAAAAATAAATTTGGACAAATAGCAGTTGATAATATATTAGATATGTTAAAAGTAAAATTAAAAAGAAAAATAAATGAACTATAAAGAACAACGCCCATGGGGTCAATTTGAAAATATATTAGACGCCCCATACTGTAAAGTAAAACAAATTACTATCCATCCAGGACAAGCTCCAAGTTATCAATATCATTATAAAAGGAGTGAAGTATATATTATAGTACAAGGAAAAGCTGCTATTATATTGGATGACATTGAAAAAGAATATAATGTAGGAGATACTATTGTTGTACCTGTTCTCACTAAACATCGTGTTACAAACATAGGAAATGAAGATTTAATATTTATAGAAGTACAACACGGGGAGTATTTTGGAGAAGATGATATTGTCCGTATAAATGATAGTTATGGAAGAATATAAGGTTTTAATCACAACAAGTGGACTAGGAAGTCGACTAGGAGAATTAACTGATTATACTAATAAAAGTCTAGTAAGAATAGCTGACAAACCTGCTATTTCCTATATTATAGAATCATATCCTGATAATACTGAATTTGTAATAACATTAGGACATTTTGGGTCTCATATAAAACAATTTTTACAATTAGCCTATCCTAACCATAATTTTACTTTTATTGAAGTAGATAATTACAAAGGCCCTGGAAGTAGCTTAGGATACTCACTATTACAATGCAAACATGTTATTAACAGTCCTTTTATATTCCATGCTTCAGATACTATTGTAAAAGACTTTAGTGTACCTAATTTAGATAAAAATTGGATAATAGGTTCTTATAAAGAAGATTCATCTCAATATCGAACTCTTAATTTAATTGGTGATAAACTAATTAAAATAAATGAAAAAGGAGAATTAGGATTTAATTTTTCCTATATTGGATTAGCAGGTATAAAAGATTTTGAGTTGTTTTTCCATTACTTAGAACAATTAATTTCCATTAACCATTTAGATACTTCAGATGTCCATGTTATAAATAATATGTTACCTAAAATTAATTTTTATTATAAAGAAATTAATCATGGTAATTGGTTTGATATTGGGAATACTTCTGAGTTAATTAAAACTAGAAAGTCATTTAAAAGTAGTATTGAAGTATTAGATAAAAAAGATGAATCTATATTTTTCTTTAAAGATTTTGTAATTAAATTTTTTGCTAATTCTACTATTAATAAAAATAGAGTGATTAGAGCTGCTAATTTAAAAAATTTAGTACCAGATGTTATAAGTTCAACTGAAAATTTCTATAAGTATAAAAAAGCAGAAGGTATATTATTCTCAAGATCTGTTAGAAAAAAAACATTTTTAGAATTTTTAAATTGGTCTAGTGAAAATTTATGGGTTTCCCAACCTGGTACTGATTTTAAAAAGAAATGTTTTGATTTTTATATAACCAAAACTAAAAAACGAGTAGCGGACTATCTTATTCATTATCCTGAATCTAATTTTATTAATGATGAATATATACCTGATGTTTATGATTTAATAGAAAATATAGACGCAGATTGGTTATGTGATGGAATACCAAATCAATTCCATGGAGATTTTATTTTGGATAATATTATTAAAACTCAAGATGGATTTTGTTTAATTGATTGGAGACAGGATTTTGCTGGGGATTTAAAAGTAGGAGACATGTATTATGATTTAGCTAAATTAAATCACAATTTAACTGTTAACCATGACTTAGTTAATAAAAACCTATTTGGATCTTCCCCAGATGCTTGTTATATTTTAACTAATAGTATATTAAATGAATGTAAAGAAACATTACATTCTTTTATTACAAATAAAGGATATGATTTAAAAAAAGTTAACACATTGACATCCTTAATATGGATTAATATGGCTCCACTTCATGAGTATCCTTTTAACAACTTTTTATTCAATTTTGGAAAATATAATTTATATAAACAAATAAACAAATCTAAAAATTTATGAACTTCACATTAGAAAAAGCAGTATCTCTTATTAACCCAGAACTTAACCATGTACTAGAATTTGGAGTTTGGGAAGGAAATACAATCACGCAATTAAGAAATTCACTACCTGAAACATTTAAAGTATATGGGTTTGACTCATTTGAAGGCTTACCTGAGGATTGGATCGGAACACCTCTTAAAAAAGGATTTTTTAATAAAGATGGTGCAGTTCCAGTAATTGAAGGAGTTGAGTTTTTTAAAGGTTGGTTTAATGATACTATTCCTCAATATAAACAAATAGCTAAACCTATTGGGTTATTACATGTTGACTGTGATTTATATAGTTCAACTATTACAGTTTTATATGAATTACGAGATTATATTGTACCTGGCACTGTTATAGTATTTGATGAATGGTATTATAATCATACAGATATTGAAAGGTATAGACAACATGAACAGAAAGCATTTTATGAATGGGTAAATGATTTTAAAATTGAATATGATTTACTTAATGAAATAGAATCTGAACGAAGAATAGTAGTAATCAAATGAGTGTAAAATACTTTATAGGACCAATGTCTAAAAATGTGGCAGATTCTATTATAGAATTCTGTAATGAGACAAATAACATTATAGGATTAATCCCATCCCGCCGCCAAATAGAGTGGGATGGAGGTTATGTTAATAATTGGACAACTAAAGAGTTTACTGAGTATGTGAAATCCAAAACAGATAAAATACTACTAGTTAGAGACCATTCAGGACCTAGACAAGGACAATTTGAAGATGATGGATATGAATCTTTGACAGAAGATTGTAAGTTTTTTGATATTATTCATATTGATCCTTGGAAAAAATACCCATCATTTAATTTAGGGTTAAAAGAAACAATTCGAATGATTGAACATTGTTATGAATTAAATCCTAATTTACAATATGAGATTGGAACTGAAGAAGCAATTAGACGATTTGAACCATATGAGTTGGAAGAGTTAGTTATTCAATTAAAGGATAAATTAGATCCAATTGTATTTAACAAAATTAAATATCTTGTAATACAATCTGGCACATCATTAAAAGGAACAAATCAAACAGGTAATTATGATTCTTTTAGATTAAAAGAGATGATTGATGTATGTAAACATTATAATCTTATTTCTAAAGAACACAATGGTGACTATATCCCAGTATCAGTAATCAATGAAAAATTTAAATTAGGATTAGATTGTATTAATATTGCTCCTGAATTTGGATTAATTGAAACCTTAACTTACTTAGATGAAATTGAAAAAAATTGGGATTTTGGGACAATAGAAAACTTTTGGAAAATATGTTTTGAATCTAAAAAATGGGAAAAGTGGGTTAATGAGAGTTTTGATCCATACATTCAAAAACGAGATTTAATTAAAATATGTGGGCATTATGTATTATCTAATCCTGAGTTTTTAAATAATATTAAATCTCACTTTCCTAATATTGATAATAAAATAAAATCTAATATTAACAATAAATTAAAAGAATTATATGGATATTAGGCCTAAAACAATTATATGTGATATTGATGGTACATTAGTAAAACATGTTCCTCCATGTATGTCTGCTAAACCTGAATATAAAATGGAACTTTTAGATGGAACAATTGAAAAATTACTTGAATGGGATAAAAAAGGATATTATATCATTTTAACAACAGGTAGAAAAGAAAGTTTAAGAGAAATAACTAAAACCCAACTCTCAGAAGTAGGTATATTTTATGATCAACTTATAATGGGAATTGGAGGAGGTCCTAGATATCTTATTAATGATAAAAAACCTGACGGTGCAGAAGCTGCATTTAGTATTTGTTTAGATAGGAATAATGGAATAAAAAAATTAAGTATATGATTTTACTATATAATGTTTATTTAGATAAAAAAACAATAACTGAAAATAATGATGCTAATTTATCTTATAGTAAAAATCAAGTTTTTTATAGGGGAAATTATTCTCAATATAATAATATAGATATTTTTAAGTATACTTTAGCTAGTGTTGTTAATATATATCCTTGGAGTAAGGTTATTATAAATGTAGTTCTTCATCCTGAATTAGAGTCTAAAAAAGAAGAATTATTTGATTATATCACTGATTTGTTCCAAGATTTTAATTTAATTTTAAATAATAGTAGATGTGAAAGACAAAATGATTGGAAAGAGTTATATAATTCAATTGATGATGAATTAATTTTTTATTGTTGTAATCATGATCATGTTTTTATAGATTACACCCCTATATTTTTTCAAAGAACTATAGATGAATTTAAACATACTTTCCAAAACCAATTTGCCTCATTATATTTCAGTCATTGGCCTGAAGTTCAAAATTTATTTTTAAATTCAAATCCTCATAGTAATTTTGGATATAATTCTGATGGAAGTTATTATTTATTAGAAAATTTTGCGTACACTATGTCTGATTGTGCTGATAGTGTGCAAATAATTACTAAATCTACTTATTATAAGTGGTGGTTCACAGGAGAATTTAATAATAAATTTTTACCTAGACCTGATTTTTTTGGTGATTATATACCATCTACTTTTTTAAAAATCCAAGCTGTACCATATAGAGAGTATTTTAAACATTTTGATGGGTACACTCACATATGTAAACATGATATAAATCTACAGGCTAAAGCAACTAATATTAGCTGTCCATTATATATACCTCTAGGTTTTTTTGATAAAAACATTAGATTAAAAATAGGATATGATAATACAGATAAAAACTATGTTAATATAAATTTAAGTAAACCTAACTACACAGTTATTGATGTTAATGGAACTGATTTGAAATGTTTTATTGATGAAATTCCTTACTTATGGAAAGATAAAATCACAGAAATAGATATTAACCCAGAATATAATGAAAATGATTTTATATTATTAAGAAATAATTCTATTATAGATCCACTAACATGTGGGATATTTCATAATACTTTTAGTAATGAAGTTATCCTTAATAAAATAAAAGAAACTTATAATATTAAAAACTTGGCTTAACAAATAAATTTTATTATATTATTAATATGAGTAAAGAAAAATTAATTACAATTATTTTCCCTTCTAGAGGTAGGTATGATCTAGTTAAAAAATTATTATTATCAATAGAAGAAAAAACTTATAATAAAGATTGGATTGAAGTTATTTCTATATGTGATCATGATGATAAACAAACATTAGATTTATTTCATGAGATGTCTTCTCAAATAACTTATGATTTTAAGTTTGTTAGTAGAAAACAAAAAGAAGAATTAGATTTACCTAATGATTATTATGATTTGGGATTAAAACTAGCTTCTAATTCTTATTTTACCTGGATATTAGGTAATGATTGTGAATTAGCTATACAAAACTGGGATGGGTATTTCTACTCTGGTATTACTGAGGTTATTCCTGAAATATTTTCAAATATAGGTGAAAATAAGTTATATTATTATTTTAGAATAAATGATGATACTCATTGGAATGGGAATGGAGAAGCTATAAATCCCTATAATGATTTAAGTTGTTGTTTCCCTATATTATCTTCTAACTATTGTAAAGATCTAGATGAGTTTTATCCTAAAGAAATACCTACTTGGGGTGGAGATACATGTTTATATGCTTTTATAACTAAATCAAATAAAAGTTGTATTGTTGATGTTGTGAATATGGTTGGTATTAAGCATTATAGTATGCATAATAAAAGAGCAGAACAAGATGAAATTTCTAAACGAGTTGAAAATAAACATTTAAAGCATAAAATGATAGATGAAAAGGGAGATACATATGATTCTTGGTCTCATCCATTAAATTTCTTTGAAATGTTTAATAAAAGAAAAAAATTTTTAATAGTTGAAAAATAAATAATATGAACAAAGAACAATTAATTGATTTTGAAACTGACATAGCTGAGTGTTTTAACAATGCTATGATTAAGGCTCCTATTCATTTGTATTATGGAAATGAAGAACAAATGATAGATATTTTTAAAAATGTACAACCTGAAGATTGGGTATTTTGTACTTGGAGATCTCATTATCAATGTTTACTTAAAGGTGTTCCACCCGAACAGATTAAACAAGATATCCTAAAAGGTAAATCCATTACTTTATGCTACCCAGAGTATAATATATATTCCTCAGCTATTGTAACAGGAAATGTACCTATTGCTACAGGAGTAGCTTTAGATATAAAACGTAAAGGAGGTTCTAATCATGTTTGGTGTTTTGTAGGAGATATGACCTCAGAAACAGGAACATTTTTTGAAAATTGGAAGTATGCTGTTAATCATGATTTACCTATTACTTATGTTATTGAAGATAATGGCAAATCAGTTTGTACAGAAACTAAACAAGTTTGGAATAATAATTTATATTTCGCTAATGAAACAAGAAAGATAATTTATTACCAATATGAAACTAAATATCCTCATGCTGGTGGGGGAAAACGAATTCAATTTTAAACTATGAAATATTTTGATGAATTAAAAAGATCAATGGATTGGTTAGGTGAAAAACCTGATACATTGTTTTTAGGACAAGCTGTTGAGTACGCTGGAACAGGTATGACTAACACTATTAGAGATGTAAATAAAAATAAACTGTTAGAGATGCCTGTTAATGAAGATATGCAGATGGGGATATCTTTAGGAATGGCTTTAAATGGTACTGTTCCAATTTCTATTTATCCTAGATGGAATTTCTTACTTTTAGCAGCTAACCAAATTGTTAACCATTTAGATAAAATTAAAATTATGTCTGATGGTGGGTTTACCCCTAAAGTAATTATTCGAACAGGTATTGGATCCCAACGCCCCTTACACCCCCAACATCAGCATATAGGTGATTTTACAGCCGGGTTCAAAGCACTATGTGACACAGTTGATATTATTAAACTAGATGAGCCTAGTCAAATTTTTGAAGCATACCAATACGCTTATGAAAGAACAGATAACCGTTCAACAATATTAGTTGAATGGGGAGATTATTATAATGAAAAATAAATATAGATATGAATAATTTTTATTTACCTTTAATGAGTGACAACATTGATAAAGAAGATGTTAAAGCACTAGTTGATTTTTTAAGTCAAGATCAAATCCCTAAACTAACAAACGGTCCTAAAGTAATTGAATTTGAAAATGCTTGGGGTAATTGGCTAGGAACTAAATATAACCTTATGGTTAACTCAGGCGCATCAGCAAATGAATTAACTATGTTAGCCCTAAACTATATCTATGGAGATGGTGAGATTATAGTCCCACCTTTAACTTGGATATCAGATATATCATCTGTTATATTTAGTGGCTTTAAACCAGTATTTTGTGATATTAATTTAAAGAATTTTTCATTTGATATTAAAAAATTAAAACAAGCTATTACACCTAATACTAAAGCTATATTTTTAACTCATGTGTTAGGTGTTAATGGATTAACAGATGAATTGCTTCAATTATGTAAAGAAAAAAACATTTTGTTAATTGAAGATGTCTGTGAATCACATGGTACTACTTTTAAAGGTAAAAAAGTAGGTTCATATGGTTTTGCTTCTAATTTTAGTTTTTATTTTGCCCATCATATGTCTACTATTGAAGGCGGTATGATTTGTACTGATGATGAGTATTTTTATCAAGTATGTAGAGCATTACGTTCTCATGGTATGATGAGAGAAATGACAGATGATAATTTAAAACAGCGAATTATTTCTGATAACCCTGATTTAAATAAAGATTTTATTTTTATCGCCCCAGCTCATAATTTTAGAAGTACTGAATTAAATGCTGTAATTGGATTATCTCAAATTAAAAAATTAGATTCAAATAACACTCATAGGATTAATAATTTTAATTACTTTATGAGTAAACTTGATTCTAATAAGTATATTACAGATATTGAAATGGAAGGTCAATGTAATTATGCTTTTATAGTAGTTTTAAAAGAAGAAAATTTTGAAACAAGAGATAAAATAGAAAATACTTTAAAAGAAAAAGGTATTGAATTTAGAAGAGGCCTATCAGGTGGTGGTAATCAATTACGTCAACCTTATTTTAAGAAAAACTATAATATTGATTATAATGATTTTAAAAATATAGATCATGTTCATCATTTTAGTTGGTATGTAGGTAATTATCCTACATTAGAAAGAGAAAAAATTGATACATTAATTAATGTACTTAATTCAATATGACTTTAACTGATGTAAAAATTTTAGAAACAGATTCTTTTAAAGATAATAGAGGAGAACTTTGGACTGTTTGGAATAATAATGAGTTTACTCCTAAATTAAATTTTAACCATGATAAGGTAGCTGTCTCTAAAAAACATGTTTTAAGAGGTATCCATGGAGATAACAAATCATGGAAACTAATTACTTGCCTATCAGGTGAAATATTTTTAGTTGTTGTTGACCCTAAATCTCTAGAACATATCTCTATCACTTTATCCCAGAATAATAAACTATCTGTTTTAGTTCCTCCAGGATTAGGTAATGGTCATTTAGTTATATCTGATGAAGCTGTATTTTTTTATAAATGGGCTTATGAAGGTGACTACCCTGATGTTGATAATCAATTTAGTTTAAAATGGGATGATCCTAAATTAAATATAACTTGGCCTGTGTCTTCACCTATCTTATCATATAGAGATCAAAATGCTAAACTGTTATGAATTATATAGACCAAATTAAATCCAATATTAAATCTATGTCTGATTTCCCTAAACCAGGAGTTGAATTTAAAGATATACAACCGCTTTTAGAAAATCATGATTTGTTTCCTCATACTATATACAGTATGTCTAAACTAACTAAAATACCTGATTATTATGTTGGTATTGATTCTAGAGGCTTTTTATTTGCTTCATCATTAGCCTTATATAATAAAAAAGGTATTAAATTAATTAGAAAGAAAGGTAAATTACCTCCACCTGTAATATCTAAATCATATCAACTTGAATATGGAGAAGATATTATTGAAATAGCTCCTGGGAGTGGAAATGTAGTTATAGTAGATGATGTTTATGCTACAGGTGGTACTATGAGTGCCGCTGTTGAATTATGTAAAGAAGCTGGTTATAATGTAATAGGCAAATTAGTATTAATAGATCTAAAGTTCCTACATGAACCTACAGATGTTAAAAGTTTAATCCAGTATGAGTAAAATTTATATAGTAGCATTACCTATTGAGGTTGATAATGAAATTGAGATAAACGGGGATATTATTTGTTTTAGTGGAGTAGGAAAAATTAACGCCGCTATAACAGCTACTAGAGCTTGCCTCCTTAAACCAGATGAAATCATTAATCTTGGATCATGTGGTTCATTACTTTTATCACCTGGTGAAATTGTTGAAGTAGGTAAAGTATATCAAGATATAGATGGTACTCCGTTATGTGATTATGGGATAACACCTTTTGAAGATGATAAAGAGATTATATTAAACAATTCTCCATTTACTTGTTTTACAACAGATTATTTTGTTGATATGTCTCAAAAAGTTAAATACTCTAAATCTTATTTAGATATGGTTCAAACATCAAGTATATTTGATATGGAGTGTTTTGCTATAGCTAAAGTATGTTCTAAGTTTAATATACCTTTTAGGGCTATAAAATGGGTATCTGATAATGGAGATGGAGGAGATTGGCAAGCTAATTGTAAAATTAATTTTGAAAAAGTTAAAAATATGTTATGAAAAAAGATGAATTTAAATCAATGAATGTTTTAGTGATAGGTGATAGTGGAGAAGATATTTTTCAATATGGCACTATTACTAGAATATGTCCTGAAGCTCCTGTACCTGTATTTAACCCGACCTATAAAACATCAAACCCAGGTATGTCAGGCAATGTAGTAGCTAACTTAAAAGCATTAGGTGCAAATGTTATTCATATTACTAATCCAACTCAAATTATTAAAACAAGGTTAGTGGATGAGAGAACAAATCAAATGCTTCTTAGAATAGATAAGAGTGATAAAGTAGATAGAATATTTAATAAAGATTTAATTAATATTAAAAACAATATCTATGATGGTATTCATTTGGATGCTATTATTATAAGTGATTATGATAAAGGATTTTTAGATGAAGAAGATATAGAATGGATTTGTTATAATAATACTAATACCTTTATTGACACTAAAAAAATTATTGATACATGGGCTACTAAAGCATCATTTTTAAAAATAAACCATGTTGAATTTGCTAGAACAGAATACACTTTAAAAGATTTAAATCTAGAATCTAAACTTATTATTACTCTATCAGATAAAGGATGCAAATATAAAAACCAAATATTCCCTGTTAAAAAAGTTAAAATCAAAGATTTATCTGGTGCCGGGGATACTTTCATTTCAGGTTTAGTATTAGAATGGCTTAAAACTGGAGAGGTAGATTTAGCTATAAAATTCGCACAAGAGTGTGCTACAGTAGTTGTTCAAAAACAAGGAGTAGTTACAATATAAAATACAAATATGAAAACATCAGTTATAACATTTAGCCGAAATGATGGTTACAAAGAAAAAGAACGATTTGTTATTCACCTAACTACATTATTAGAAACATTTGATGAAGTAAATTATGTGGATTGGAATTCACCTACTCAAAGTTTTCTATATGAAGTATTAGATATGATTCCTAAAACAGGTAGACTAAAACATTTCATAATCCCACCATCAGTACATCAAATGTTTGCTGATGGAATTAATGATTTTCCTAAATGTTTTGGTTCTGTATCCTTTAATTTAGCTTTAAGAAGAACTGACGCTGATTGGGTTGTATCAACAACTACAGATAATATTCCTCCTACTAAAGAAGAATTACATGACATTATAAACAGTGGAGATAATAATACTTTCTACACTATTAGTAGAAGAGAAATTGAATATGCTGATATATTAACTAATATAGACAATCTTACAGAATATAGACAGTATTTAAAAGAAACTACTCAACCTAGATATTATACAGCTCGAGTGACTCCAAGTGATGATTATAGTTTAATCAATTGTTGTGGTGATTTCCAATTAGCTCCTAGAAAAGTATGGTTAGATGCTAAAGGTTATGAAGAAAATATGTTTTATAATTGCTTTATAGATACTAATGTACAGAAAAAAGCAGCATTAGCCGGATATAAATTACAAGCTATATTTGATACACCAATGTATCATATGTCTCATGACAATATCTTACCCCAAGCCCATACTACTAAACTACATATAAATGCTACTAAAAAATCACCAGTATATAATGATCCATACAAGTGGGTAGAAACATTTACCACTTCTGAAAACACTGATGGTTGGGGATTAGGAGATGTAGATATTGAATTTGAGGTGATATAAATTTGGCTTTTTGGAATTTTGATGTTATATTTAGTCAAAATTAAGAAACATGGAATATAATAATAGTGATTATTATTTTTACTCACATTTAGATCCAAATAAAGAGCCTATTGGTACATGTCGAGCTGGTACTTTAGGTATAGCAACTTATTATTTTGCTTCTATGAAAGGGATGAATATTGAAAATTTTTTAAAATTATATTCAATAAGTATAAAAAATGAATCTAAATAATTTTGGAAATAGATTAAAAATTAATCGAAATAAACAATCTCAAGAAAAGGATGTGTTTATTGAATTTATTAGTATGTTAGATGAATGTTGGGCTAGAACTAATTTCTTACATGATCATCTAAAGATTGATTTCTATAATTATGAAGAATCATATTATAGTATTATTGAAGATCTTATTCACCTTAAATATGGAGATGAAATAGGAGCCTTAATTCTATGGTATGTTTATGATAGATTTGACTCAGATGGCACACTTCAAAAATTAGAAGTGACTATACCAGGAAAAACTAAAAAAATATATACCCTTAAATCAGCTTCTGATCTTTGGATTTTAATTGAGAAAATAAATAAAGCAAACCAAAATAACAATTTATGAGTAGACACTGTAAAGTATGTGATGTTGTGATTGATCCACGTAGAATTGCTATTCTACCTGAAACTAAAACTTGCACCCAACACTCAACCGCTGAGAAAAAAGTAGCAATGATAGTTCAGATGGGAGAAGGTGATCATACATGGACTGAGACTTATGCTGTGGATAGAGAGGTGTATGATAAAATTCAAGAAGCAGAGAAAAATTTTAGAAAAACATCTAATCCTACTCCTAAAGCAAAAAGTAAAATAACTGAAGAAGATGAGGTAATTGAACTTGATGCTATTGAATTAGAAGAAGACAATTTGCCTTTTGAAGATGAAGTAGATGAGTTTGTAGATGATGAGAATGATTACTCAAGTGATGATATTTTAGAAGAAGAATAATGCCTAAAGCAATACATTTAAGTAAAGAGCAAATTTTAGCAGCGATGGACAAGACAAAATCTGTCCGTGCTGCGGCTCGCTATTTGAATATATCATACCAACATCTTAAAAAATGGATGAAAGTATATAAGGATGAAAATGGAGTAACATTATTTGAAGCTCACAAGAACCAATCAGGTAAAGGCATCCCTAAATTCTTATCAGCATCTCATTACAATAAAAAAGAACCAGCATTATTAGATATACTTGAAGGTAGAGTAAACCCAGCTCACTTCAATCCTCAAAAGATAAAGTATAGAATGATAACTGAAGGTTATTTAAAAGAAGAATGTCATAATTGTGGATTCCATGAACGTAGAGTATCTGATTATAGAACCCCACTTGTCCTCCACTTTAAAAATGGTAACAAACAACATTATTCTTTAAATAATATGGAAATGTTATGTTATAATTGTTATTATTTAACTGTTGGAGATTTGTTCACTAGTAAACAACTTGAAGGATTAGAAGATCATAAACCAATGAATCAAAGTGAAGTAGATTGGGAATTAGATGATTATACTCTTCAACGTTTAAAAGAGTTAGGTTTAGATAAATCTCATCCCCCAACTGATGATGGGAGTGAGTTTATTAGTAGACTTTAAATATTTATTTGTAGATGAAGAAGAAAAAACATAATGATATTATCAATGATTACAACAAAATTAAGTCTAAGCATCTTGACAATTTAGCTAGTAAAATGTTAGCTAATGATGAAAAGATGAATAAACTTAAAGGTAAAGACATTAACCCTAACTTTTTAGACTTATTTTAACATGGCTATTGAGATAACATTAAATAACAGTGATGAGTTTCAAGATATGATTGATAAAAAAGATTTTACTATATCTAAAGCTGTAGTAGAAACTATACTAGCTAATCTAAATACTCGTAAAAAATATCTTCATGTTCTCTCAGTTAATTGTTTAGAGGATGGAGCTACATATGATATAACCTTAGAGAAAAAATATTTCGCTGAGACGTTACAAGAAAATTTAAAATATTATGTTGAGAAAGAACTCTATGAGGAGTGTTCTCAAATAGTAGAAGCTATAAATAAATTAAAAGAAAAAGATAATGGCAGCAAAAGCACAAACACAAACACTAAATCGAAAACCAAGACGTAAACGCCCAGGTGTTCACTCAAAGAAAAGTTCAAGCAAAATTAAAAGAAGCAAAAATTATAAAAAACCTTATAAAGGTCAAGGTAAATAAATTAAAATAAAGTTATGAGTAAAAATTCACCAATTCAGAATTATGAATGCGCTAAAGCATTCGGTCAAGTTATGGAATCGATTCGTAAAAAGAATCAACGTCAACAACCATCCAATCAACCAAAACAAAAATTGGAGAAGTATCACCCCGCTTTAAAATACAATGGACAGTAATGTTTTAATGTATTTTGATGAGATCCCTGATGAGTATTTAGTTTTAATGGCTGAATATAATTGGGATAAGTTAGAGGAGTTATGTATACTCCTAACCCTAGATATAGAGATAGTTAGACAAGAGAGGTTAAAGAATTAATCCTCTTGTTTGGCTTTCTAGGTTTTTGATGTTATATTTATATTATAAATTAAGGTTATGAAAAAAATAGGAAAAATTACAAACACATGGAGACGTGCACTCCAACAAAAACACTCCAATCAATTTAATGAAGCTATTGAATCATTAGATGAATGTTTACTTATTCTATCTCTAGCAACTGAAGGTAATGTTGAAGAGTTAGATGGTATTAATATTGATCTCTGGAAAATGAGAGTATGGGTTAAACTTGAAGAACTAGATGCAGTACCAACCCTTGACACTCACATCTAAAAAGAAATTAACCCAACCTGACCCAGACCGAAAACCCTATATTGTTTATAATGAACACTTACAAGTCTGGGTCGGTCTCCAAGATGGAGGTAGGATAGCATTATTCTCAGATGAGTATGATGATGCTAAACCACTCCATTATGATCAACAATTCAAAACATTACAACGTATAGCTGGATGTAAATTAGAAAGAGAATTTATATGAAATTATTAATAGGGATAGGAGTTGGAATATTAGCTCAATTGTTAACATTCCTCCAATTACAAGGTAGATGGAAATTTCCTTGGATGAAAGAACACCCTCATATAGTTGTATGGTTAGGTATTCCTATTTCCTATTTGTTTATGTATTCTGTTCAATGTATGGTAGAACATTTTGGAGGACAACTTTGGCCTTCTAGACTAATAGGTTTTGCTATTGGAACTGTTGTTTTTACATTTATGTCAATAAGTTGGTTTAGTGAACCTATTAGTCTAAAGACAGGCATATGTTTATTTTTAAGCGTTTGTATATTATGTGTTCAATTATTTATTAAATAATATGGCTGAAAAGAAAGGTAATACAGTAAAATTGATTTATGATTTTCCCACTCAATTAAGTACTGAAGTATTTAGTAAAGGTGAATGGAATCGAGTCACATGTCGTCATTTTAGGAGTTTTAATGGTCCAAGGCGTATTATGAAATTTACTAAACAAAATGAATCATACTATGAAGATTACATCGGCCCAGTTTTTTTATATGAGACAAATCTTAGATTAAAAGACATGAACAAAAAAGGATATGTTTATCCTCATGATACACCTCCTAAAGCTAAACCAAGACCTTATGAATATTTATAATTAACCAATGAAAAACCTAACCATGAACCCAACATCAGTCACCATGGAGTATATCATTAAATCCGCCATTTATGAGAATAAAATGGAATTAATAACCCCATCTAGAGAATACACAGATAAAGAGGTAGCGTATATAAAGGGTTATATACAGAGTTTAGAGGATATGTTAGAGGAATTCACACTTTTGAACAAAGAGGATTTACTCTCTACTTATAAAATATGTTTAAATTAGTTATAGGTATCGTATTTATACGGTACCATGGCTGAACAATTATTAACATATCATTTTCATAAGGTGATAAGAGTAATTAACTCTTGTGAAACTGAGGAGCATATTTATGCTACTAAGAAAATGATTAGTTATTTTGTTAATTATTGGGAAGATAAATTAAAAGTAGAAGTGCTTAGACATTATTTGAAATACTTAAATATATTGTTTAACCATAAAAAAAGTTCTATTTTAAATTATGAGTAATAAAATCAAATAAAAATATGTGGCTTATATTTACTTTATTAATTATTCTTATACTTGGAGGTGTATTCACTGATTTAACACTCAAAATTGAGAAAACATCAGAATTAGACTCTAAATACACACGAATAATTCATTGGGGATTAGTAGTTATTTTTTATATCTCAATCATATATTGGGTGTATAAATGGTAAAATAGATTTGGCTTTCCAAGATTTTGATGTTATATTTATATATAATTAAAAACACATGGAAAAGAATATTACATACAATGGATTATCAGAGCGGCATGTAGCTCAAATCATTAGAAGAAAAATGATTCAAAAAGCTAAACCATCAGGTAAAGCTTATAAAAGAGAAAAATTTAGATTTATAGGTGAATGAAGAAGTTATATTTTTATAATGACAACATTTATATTATATTAAGAGCTGTTCCTGTTAGTAATTTCTATAAAAAAGAAGAACTAAATAGAGAGTTTCTTAATGGATGGAAAGAGTATTTAGGAGCAGATCATATATTAAAAACTGATACTCATTTCTTGTTTTGTGAGATTATTCAAGAACCTGAATGGAATGAAGTTATAAATGAAACACTAATCACAGATGAAGAACAGTTACAACCCGAACAGCAAAATATTTAGAACAATTGTTTTAAGTGGAGAAATTGATGAGTCATCTGTTAAGGATACTATTCAAACTATCTCATTTATAAATGAAATTGATAGTGGTAAGGATGAAGTTGAACCTATAAAACTAATCATTAATAGTTTAGGAGGTAATATACTTGATGGTTTTGCTTTAATTGGTGTTATAGAAAACTCATTTGTTCCTATTTACACATACGGTTATGGATCAATAATGTCAATGGCATTACCTATACTAGTGGCTGGTGATAAACGTTTTGGTCACCCTCTAGCTACATTTATGTATCATGAATGTTTGGATAGTGTGCCTTATGATAAAATGTCTACCATAAAAGAGAATATAGAAGAAACAGATCGATTAATGGACATGTACGATGAATATCTCATCTCCAGAACATCACTGACTCAAAAGCAGTTAAATAAAGTTAAGAATAAAAAAACTGACTGGTATTTTGGCTCTGATGAAGCTCTTAGTTATAATATAATAAATGAAGTAATATGAAAGCAAAATTAACATTTGATCTTAATGATCCTGATGATCGCTTAGAACATGAGCGTTGTGTTAAATCACTTGATATAGCACTTGTCCTTTGGGAACTAACTCATAACTCTTATCGTAGTTTAACAAAGGAATTTGATGAGGATGACAGCTATTATAAAGGTGTAGATGCTGTTTATGACCGTCTAAAAGAACTATTATATGAACATAATGTTGATGTTGATAAATTAATCCGATGAATATGCTTAATAATATTACCTACCCATTCAGAGACTTCTATCGTCGAGTAAAGAATGTGTTGCGATGGTTACCCACCATTTGGAAAGATAGAGACTGGGATAATAGTTACATCACTGAGATTCTAATTAAGAAACTTGAACTCACTAGAGATTTTTACCTCTCAGACAAAGCACATAGTGTTGAAGCTGGTAATATTGCGAGAGAGATTCAAGACGCAATTGAACGATTACATATGACTCAAGATAGTTGGGAGTTTTATGAAGCCCCAGCTATGGAGGAATTGGAACAAAAATGGGGTCTAACAGCTTTTAGTTTTGAACCTTATGAACATGATGAGAGTGGTGGTGTGCTTACTTATGAGATGAAATCAAAAACTGAAAAAGCAAATACTGATAAAGAGAAAGAACAGTATAGTGAAGAATTTAGAACAACACTTAAAGCTGCTCGTAAGGAGTATATGAAAGATAAAAAAGAAGCTTACAAATTTATAGCCAAAAATATAGACAAATGGTGGGACTAAAAAAGAAACTAAAATTATGGTGGGAGAAGAAAACCAAATTTAACCCATATGGTGTTTGGCCTGAAGGAGCTTGCCCAGTGCAAGCAGAAGGTCTTACTAAAGAGGGTAATTGGTATTATTTCAAAGCTAGAGGTGGCCATATTCGGTTTGTAATTTGCAAATCAGAAGATGACTATACAGGAGTAATTGATTCTCCAATTAAATACTTGTTTGAAAAAGAATTAGAGTATGGAGAAGGAATGTTTCAAGCAGGGTGGATGCCTCATGAAGATGCTGTTCGCTTAACTACAGTATGGTTAAATGAGTACTATGAAAAAACTCAAGAACTTAAACTAAATAAAAAATGGCTAAAAAAATTACACTCGCAATCTTAATATTGCTGTGTTTTACCACCGGATATAGCCAATCAAGACGCCCTAAAAGTGCTAAGAAAAAAATTACTATACAGGATGTTGTTGAAGAGAAAAAAACACCTGAAGATATATTAAGAGAAATATATAAAGCTAGGCTTGATTCAGCATCTCAATTATCTTATTCTTGTATTCAAATGTTAGTTGAAACTAAAATTGAACTTGATAGTGTTAAAAAATCAAATCAAAGGCTATATGTTGTGATTGATAGACAATTAGACACTTTAGCATTTGCCCGCGGTAAAGAAAAGCGAGCAATGCAAGTGATGTTAAGAGAACATTATAAAAAAAGATCATGGGTTAAAGCATTCATTGGTCAAACAGTTTTTGTAATTGGAGGAGTTGGAGCATTTATAACTGGTGCTTGGGTTCCTATAGGGATGGGAGTATTAGCAGTTGAAATATTTTTAGTGCTAGAAAGTAGATATAGTGAAGTTAAATTAGAAGATAATAAACAAGAAGTCAAACGATATAAAATGTAAAATTATGTTAAATACAATTATTAGTATAGCTATTATAGCTTTTGGATTAAACTATTATTTTAAGTATCAAAATCTTAAAAAACAAATGGCTACACCTTCAACAACACCAACAGGTGATGAACCAAATGATGGTCTTCAAGTAACAAGTGTACCTGAAAAACAAATTGGAGACTAATATAAAACAACAACAAGTTATGAAGAACAGTAAATTTTATGTCAAGACTCCTCTTAAGGAAAGACTAATCAATTTTACTAAAGGTCTATTATTTTGGCGAGGTAGAAAGAAAGGTATGATCCATACTAGGAATATTACATTGAATGATCTACGTGCGGTATTTTTTCCTAAAGATTTTTATGAAAAGTATAAGTATTTAGGTTCAGTGCCTTGGAATACAAAAAGTGCTATCTTTAAAGCAATGGAGCCGTTAGTGATTTTTATGGACTATAAAGCTAAACCTAAATATTGTCCAAGATGGGTATTACGTTTCTTACACCTATTTGGTAGTGATAATTCAATTGTTAGAGTAAGGAATAGAGTGTTATATAATTTAAAACAATACTTAACTAAAGGTATTCAACTCACTGATTATAAAACTAAATGGGAACATTATGATTTAAGAATATCAGTATATGGAACTGACCAAATACAAAACTTAGCTGATGCTATTGAACATAAATTCTATGATGATGGCTCAAGAGAAGATTTAGCTAATCGAATTAAGATACTAGATCCTAATACCAAGTACACTAAAGGATCTTTACAATCAGACCTAAAAAAAGAACTTAATAGATTAGAAGATATAAATGAAACAATAGAAAGTTATGAGTAAAAGAAATATAATCCAAATAGATTTAAGTGGTTGTAAAAACTGGAAAGAGTGTGAAAGAGCAATTGTACTAATTACATCAGGTAAAATTAACATTACAATAGAAAGTTATGATATCAGATGATTTCCAAATTGGACCTAACGGTGCTTATGAGCATGTAGGTAATGAGTTAGATTTACAATACCAAGATCTACTCCAACATATCCTAGACAATGGTGTTGAAAAGAAAGATAGAACAGGTACTGGTACTTTATCAGTATTTGGACATCAGATTAGACACAACATGCAAGATGGGTTTCCATTGCTTACAACTAAGAAGGTACACTTCAAATCAGTAGTAACTGAGTTGCTATGGTTTCTAAGAGGTGATACTAACATCAAATATCTTGTAGATAACAATTGTCATATTTGGGATGGTGATGCTTATAAGCGATACAAAACAACAAACCCAGATTTGTTAGCGAATGATGAAATGTTTGAAATAAGAGATAAACCTACAAAAACATATAGGTTTTTTACTCAAGAAGAGTTCATTAACAAAATCAAAACAGATGATGAGTTTGCTCAAAAGTGGGGTGAATTAGGTCCAATTTATGGTAAGCAATGGAGAAAGTGGGACTGTTTAGATGAAGGATTTGTTAACTTAAAAGAAGGTGAGGAAATTGAAGTTGACCTTAACTGTATAAATATTTCTCATCAAGTAGACCAAATCGCAAATCTAATCAACGAACTCAAAACAAACCCAGACTCAAGACGATTAATGGTTAATGCTTGGAATGTAGGTGAATTAGACCAAATGGTACTTCCACCTTGTCATTATGGATTTCAAGTTTATACAAGAGAGTTATGTAATGGTGAACGTAGAGATTGGGTCATCAAAAATAGAAGTCAACAAATGCCTAAATTTTTTGATAGATTAGGATGGGAAGGTAATGTTGCTGAAGTTCTTGAGAAATTTAATGCCCCAACCAGAGCAATCTCTTTAATGTGGAATCAACGTTCAGTAGATACATTCTTAGGTTTACCATTCAACATTGCTAGTTATGGATTGCTACTAGAACTTATTGCTAAAGCAGTTAATATGCTACCTGATGAGTTGATTGGTAACTTAGGTGATGTACACTTATACAACAATCACATTGAGCAAGCAAAAGAGCAGATCAGCCGAACCCCTTATGAGCTACCTAAGCTAAATATCAATACTGAGTTTTGGCCTACGGAGAATGGTTCATGTGGTGAAGGACCTTTAGACGCAGTAGCAGTATTCAATAGTTTTAAGAAGGATGACTTCTGTAAGTGTTTACTAGAAGAGGACATTCAGTTAGGCAACTACCAATCACACCCAGCAATTAAAGCACCTTTAAGTAATTAAGTTATGACATACGAAAGCTTTTTAAAAATAACGCTTGAGTTACAAAGACAAGAGCGCATTGTAGACGACTTGTATAAAAGCAAGATTGACCTACTTGAGTTTATAGATCCGTATCACGGTCTAATCCATTTACTGATTAAAGAAATCTATGGTGAGGAAGGTGTTGATTGGTTCTCTTGGTTCTGTTATGAGAATGATTATGGTCAAGGTACATTAGAGGCATGGGACGAGAATAAGAATCGGATCTGCTACAGCCTTGAATCATTATGGGAGTATTTAGAGAAGCTTAGACAGAAGTCTTAGTTTCATATTTATAACTAAACACATACCTATGAATAAAATAATAACCATTCTATTATTCTTCCTTTTTCTTACTAGCTGTCATGGACCTTACACTTATGTGACTTATGATAGAAAAGGAAGAGGTGATGTAAAACTCAAAAAAGGTCTTCTTTATGATCACCCAGATGAGGAAAATCCATTAACTAATCCAAGGTTTAGGTCTGAAGGTAAATCTCTAAAACAAAAAAAATGGAGAATAAAAAGAGCTAAAAAGAGGTATGAAGGTATTTAATCTATAAAA